GGCTATAGTCGCCGGTGAACTGCTCGTAGAGGATGCCGGCCGCGAGCGCGGCGCCGCGGTCCTGGCCGCGCATGAACTCCGTATAGGTGCTGCCGGCTTCCGGCGGCGCCGAGAACTTCACGTCCTTGCCGGGCGGCAGCATCTGCATGGTGCCCGGCTCGAGGGCGGCAAGCCCGACGTCCTCCCCCTCCGCGCCGAAGAGCTCTTCCTCCTCGCCGCCGGCGGACTCGCCGGTCTGGTCGTGGACGAAGCCGGCGAAGAGGGCGGCGATCTGCTGCCGCACGAGCTGCGCGTCGTCATATTTGGCGAGGTCGTGTAGGCGGACCAGCGCCCGCGTCAGCCACGGCTCGCCGCGCGCCGCTCCCGGCCGCCGCACCACCGCGACCTGCAGCACCTCGCTCGCCGGCACAGCCACGGGCAGCAGCGCGCCGGCCGCCCAGTTCACCGCCCAGTCATAGGGGTGCTGCGGATAGAGGTGATAGGCGACCCGCTTGCCGATCCGGTTGAACTCGATCCCGCAACGCACCGTGTTGCCGGCCGCCGTCATCTGGTTCAGGTCGTCCGGGCAGAACTCGCTTTCGAGGAGCTGGATCTGCAGCGGGACGGACAGCCCGTCCTGCGGGAGCCGTACCCGGAACCGGGCGAAGCAGTCCCCGCCCTCCGCCATGGAGGCGGCGGCGAGCGCCTGCAGCCCGAAGAAGTCGAGCCGGTCGTCCGCGTCGGCTTCGTCGGTCCATTCCAGGAAGGCCGCCGCGAGCTCGCGGTTGAAGTCGGGGTCCGGCGTCTGGAACTGCGGCACGATGCCGGTGCCGACCAGGTTGGCGGCGAGCACCTCGATGGCGTTCGCGGCCTTGCCGTCCCGGCGGACCGAGTCGCGCGAGCGCGAGCGCAGCGTCGCGAGCGATCCGGACAGCACCGCGTTCGGGCCGGCCTGCGGAGCCCGCCAGCGGGACAGCCGCGATCCGCGGCTCGCCGCGTCGTAATAGCTGTTCGTCTTGGCCGGAGCGGCTGCGGCGACCGGGTCGACATAGACCCCGGTGCCCTTGATCCGGAACCGTACGGTCATCAGCAGAGGCCGCTTGAGGTGGCAAAGCGGATCTGCCGCCTGCGCTTCCGGCCAGCGGCGGCGCCCACCTCGGATTCCATCATCGCGAGCGTCTCGCGCATTTCCCGCAGGTCGCGGTATTCGACCGACCGGTCAGCAAAGCGCACCGAGCTCGCGCCCTGCGCGATCGCCCTCTTGAGCTTGTCGACGTCGGCTTGCGTCCAGGCCATGCGGCAGGTGCCTTGTTTTCCTCGCCGGTTCGCGGAGAGGCTGGCTCGGGCAGGCCGAGCGAAATTAGGTGGGGGCCGGCCGCCTCAGCGGTCGAGAAATGCCGAGCGGGAAACCCGCGGCCGCGGTCTAGCCTGACGGGTTGCCGGCGGGGCTGCAGGCGCGGTCGGCGGAGTGGCCGGTAAAGGCTCAGACGCGGGCGCGACCGGCGCGTCCGCCGCGGCCGATTTGGCCGCGAGGATCCGCTGCACCTTGCCCCAGCTGATGCCCATCGAGCGCAGCGCGGTGAAGGCATAGACCCGGCAGTCCAGCGCTTCCTGCCGGGTGTTCGGCTTCGGCTGCCAGACCCGCACCGGGAAGCCCTTGACGTAGCGGGTGACGACGATTTCCGACGTCAGCTGCTCGAACCATTCGCCGTCCCGGTCGGCCGGCACGTGGCAGAAGCCCGGGCCAGGGTCGGTCAGCCTGAGCCGCCCGTAGATCGAATCCTTGGCGGTGTCGGTCCCGATGATGAACAGCGGGATCTTCGCCTTGTTCTTGCGCGAGGCGAGCTTCGGCCAGACCGGCCGGCCCGGCTGCGAGGAGCCCTTGATGGCCCAGATGCGCCGGCGCCCCTTGTCTTTCGTGAAGGCGTAGACGGCGTCGGTCGAGTGCCCGCCCGAATCGATGCAGGCCGCGGCGACGGTCAGGACCCGGCCATCCTCGGTGACGGTATCGGTCAGGAGGTAGTCGTCGAGCTCGTCCCAGGGGGCCTTCGTGGAGAGATCCCCGTAGATGACGTGGTGCTCGATCGACCAGGACTCGTCGAGGAGCCCCCAGCCGACCCGCTCGATCTCGATGCGGTCCGCCTGGATGTCGATGCCGCAGGTGACGATCAGCACGCCGGCCGGCGCGGTCCGCGCCCCGTCGGCGCCGTTGATCCAGCCGCGCGCCTGCGCGCGCGCCTGCAGCGCGTGCTGGTCGACCGCCTCGCCCTGCTCCTCCCAGAGCTCGCCCATGGCGGTGTTGGTCCACACCTTCATCCGCTCAGGGTCGCCCTGCGCGTCGAGGAAGCCCTGCACGGTCTCGGCGAGCTGCACCCACGGGGAATACATCTCGTTCAGGTGGAAGCCGGCGATGCCGTTGGAGGGCTTGCCGGCCCGCCACTCGCCGTAGCGGACGGCATTCCACCGGGCGGCGTCGTCCCACCAGGCGCCGCAGCCGGGCGCCTCGCAGAGGTAGTAGGCCGTGTCGGCGCGCCCGTCGGTCCAGCGGACCTGCGACCATTTCAGGGTCTGCTTGGTCCCGCATTCCGGACAGGGCACGAAGTAGCGCCGCTGGTCGGACTCCTCCCAGGCCTTCTCGATCCGGCTCGCCCCCTTCACCGTCGGGGTCGAGCTCAGGAAGATCTTGCGGTTCCAGAACGTCGTCGTGCGCTTGCGCGCCAGACTGACCGGGTCGCCCTCCGTCCCGGCCGAGGCTGGGTAGCGGTCGGGCTCGTCGGCTAGCACGATGCGGATCGGCCGCGAGGCGAGCGAGGCCGGCGAGTTCGCCCCGGCCATGGTGATGTGGCCGCCGACGAAGCTCTTGTGCAGCTTGGTGTTGCCGCTCGCCCGCGCTTTCGGGTCGGAGACCTTGCCCTTCAGCGCCGGCGTGTCGCGCAGCATCGGCGCCAGCCGGTCCTTCGACCAGGCCGACGCCATGTCGAGCGTCGGCAGCAGCACCAGGATCGGCGCCGGGTCGTGGTGGACGTGGAACCCGACGATGTTGTTCAGCACCTCGGTCTTGCCGACCTGGGCCGAGCTCATGAAGACGACGGTGGTGATCGCCGCCTCGGAGACCGAGTCCATGATGCCGCGCTGGTATTCGGCGCGGCTGGTGTCCCATTTGCCCGGCTCGGCGCTTGCTTCGGCGCTGAGCTGCCGCTCCGCGTCGGCCCACTGGCTGACCGTCAGCGTCGGCGGCGGCGCCAGGATGAACCACCAGTCCTGTGCCGCCTCCAGGACCCGCCCGTCCCCGACCTTAAGGCTCAGGCGCTCCGGCGTTGGTGCCGGCGATCTGCGTCCCCGCGAGCTCGCGGAGCGCTTCATTGACGGCATCGGAGATCTTCTCTTTGACCGCCGCGGTCGAGCGCTGGCCGACGACGCGCGGCGCGATCTTGGAGGGGAGCGCGAGGAGCTTCGCCCGCACCCGCGCGAATGCCCCGGTCACCGCCTTGTGGACGTCGTCGCGCGGCAGGAGCTCGCCGCGGGTGACGGCGTTCTTCATCTCCTGCGCGTCGGCCTGTTCGCTGGCGAGGCGGGCGCGCTCGCGCTCCAGGCTGAGGCCGTCTTCGCCGCTGCCGCGGCCCGCCGCCTCAAGGCGCAGGTGCTCGATATACTGCCGGCGTACCCGCTCGAGCTCGTAGCCGCCCTTGTCGGCCCGCTCGATCGCGCCCTTGTCGAGGAGCTCGTAGAGCCGCCGCTCGGACAGGAAGATGTGCCCGGCCGCCTCGGCCACCGTTGCCATCGAAGGCACCCGTTTCAAATCGATAGGGGCAAGCGTTTGCTGCTGAACCCCCTATGGAGGCCTGCAGCTAGAAAAACATCGGGGTGCCGAATTACCCGCGTCTTTTCTGGGCGCCAGGGGCCCCGTTACGCCCCCTCACCGCCGCATCGACCCGAGCGCCTCGGCGACCGAGCGCCGGATGTTCGCGCCGACATTGCGCCGCGCGCTTTCCAGCACCGTGGTGCGGAAGCCGAAGCGCGGCTCGTATTCCGCGCGCCGCTCGAAGGCGACCAGCAGCTTCAGCCCGGGCGGCCGCTCGGCCGCCTTGCGCCGCGCGCCCTTCTTCGGGCGCTGGTAGATCCCCGGCGGCAGGTGCGCCGCGCCGCCTCGCCCCGCCGCCACGAACACGTCGGGCCGGTCGCGGATGCGCCCGATCGCGCCGCGCGGGATATTGCCGAAGGCGTTGACCCGCTGCCCGACGGGCTGATTGATCGGCTTGCCGGGCTCCGGCACCCGCACCCCGCCCGTCTCCTCCAGCCGAAGATAGCCGGCCTGCACGTCCTTGACGAAGACGAGCGCCGTCAGGCTCTCCCGCTTGGCGGGGAGGAAGGCGGCGGCGTTCTGGGTGAAGGGCGTCGGCCGGTCGAATTTCTGGGCCATCGAGCCCTTGACCGCCGCGGCCGCCTCCTGCGCGGTGCGGGTCAGCCCGCGGGCGACGCCGAAGCGGATGTTCCGCTCCGCCCGGTCCATCGAGGCGAGCGTGCGGGTCGGGTCGACGCGGCTCATGCAAATGAATTCCGGCGGGAGGGGCGCGACCCCCTCCAGGGCTTATTCCTGCTTCGCCCCATCGGTCCCCGCTTCGCCCCGTAAGGCGGCGGCAGGGTCGGACCGAGCGCGTACCGCTGACCCGCGCGGCCGCCGGAAACTCGTCGGGTTGTCTCGGTTAACAAACCCGTTAATCTGAACAGGATGCTTGTCTTGGGGCCGTTCGAACGGCCCAGAAAACTAGGTCCCCGGCAGCCTGAGCTGCGCCAGGTGCTCTTTCCTGGCCCACGCGCGACGGCCGCTCGGTGCCCTGCTCGGGGCTGGGCGCGCCGGCATTGCGACCGCGTCGAAGTCGTCCGCCGGCCAGGGGTCGAACTGCCCGGCTGCCGACCTGCCGACTGCCGATTGCCCCTCCCCCACGAACCCCCACCAGCGCTCGGCGCCGGCATCGCGCTCGCGGGCGTGGCGGATCCAGCCCGCCGCGGCCGAGGTGCGGCCGAAGGGCGGGAACACCCGCACCGCGATGAGCGAGCCCTCGCGCACCGCCGTGACGATCGCCGCATAGGGGCCGGAATGGCCGGCCCACAGCTGCTCGTCGGGCAGCGTCGTGAAATATTGGACCGGCTCGCCCACGAGCGCGCGGCGCATCATGCCCTCCCGAGAGAGAACGAAACCAGAAAGCCGGTTTTGTTC